GACTAATAAACCAAACTATAGGAATAGGAGATTTAGCTAACGCCATATCTGTAACAGTTAAATTGTCAAACAAATGTGGCGCACGCAATGATAAATCACCTGTTATAAATCCATTAGCTTGCCAGTTATAACCAAGTTCTCTAACGTGACCACCACGAGAAGATGCATAAACCATACTGTTATTAACAATTACTGGTTGTGCGTTATTAGCACCAACATATGATTGCGGTTTAACAGATATAGATGAAGGTGTTATAGCGTCACTGTTGATAGACGACACACGCCACTCTGCTGACCCTGTAAGCATAAGTAAGTTTGTTAATGGAACAATGTGTCTTATCGTATTTGCTTCACGAGCAGCAACTCTAAACTTAATTCGATCATCATCTCGTATAGGTAAACCAAAAGATAAATTACTTTCAGTTCCAGATTTAGTCATTAATATAGTTTGCGGTTCATTATTTGTTCCAGCAAAAACTCTGCGTTGTTCAAAATAAGATACAGCACCGGGAAAATTATCTGTTGATTGAAATTCGTTTTCGTATATAGGTGGTGTACGAGAAAAATTTGGTGCAATGTTTGCGTCTATAATACTTGTAGCAGTTGTTTCGCCAAGAAATCCATATATACCAGCTTGTTCTTTATATACTCTGTATTTTGATGCGCCAGCAACAGCACCCCATGTAATAGTATTTTTTGCACCTGTTACATAAATATTATTATCTACAGAACTAGCAGATGATTGTGAACTTTCATCTATTAAATTACTTGCCACTGCTGTAACTACATATTCGTGTGCTTCGTAAGTATCTACGTTTGTACTGCTTGAGGATGGTATATACGCAACTACACTTGATATTGTTGGTGATGGTAAAGGACTAGCAAAATTAATAGTTTTAAGTTCCCATTTTGTTGCACCTAATCTTCTTAATTCTCTTGGCGCATGATTAGGATGCACTAATGTCATAACGTCAGCAGATTGTACATAATGCACATCAAACAATTCTGCTTCTTGATATGGATGAGGTACTTCATAAATATTAGGACTTGTTGGCAATGGATACCAATTAGTTGCGTTTGGTGGCTGGCTATTAGAATGCGCTGTTTTAGCGTAATAATTAACGCCACCTTGTTTTGCTATATCGCCAATTGCATAATTAGTACTATTACTCCATGCTGAACCATCAGAATATGATAATGGTTGACCTTGTGTATGAAATCTAAAATATTCATGGCCCATTTCTATAACCATTGTCTGCACTGTAGAAAAAGTAAAAGATATTAACTTTACTGCTTTTGTGCTGTCTTTTACTTCTGCTACATATTTAAAACCTGCTCTGTTTTCTGCTGGCCCTTGTGGTTTAGCAATAAAATTACGCATTGTTGCTGCACCTTGCTGAAACTTGGCATCATCAATACGTCCAAACATTTCTGGTGATATTTCACCTCCAGAAAAAGATCTATAAAACGTGCGTGTAACTGGCATTGTTTACCTCCCAGATGTCCAAGGCACAATATGTTCTATTGTTATATCTCGATGTAAATTGTCTGCTTGTTTTGCACTTGCCAAGTAACCCATCATCATTTGTGTAGAACGTTTTGCTTCTGCCATTCCTTGATCACCTTTTATTATTGGCCCTGCAAGCATAGATGCCAAATGCCATGACAAAGTAACAACAAACAATGGAGAAAATAATGATGCGTCAGTAACAAATGCCTGATACCTTAACATTGCATTTTCTTGATTGGTATAAATATATGCTCCTTCTACTGCAAATTGTTGTGGTGTATATTGACCAGCTACTATTGTTGGCGCATAGTTAGATGTTATACCACCGGGAGTATCGCCAGCAGACATTCTTGTAGCGTAATCGTTCTGTGCTGTTGGAGATATTATTGCTACAGGTGACATCATGTCCGCAGGGGCTACATACGCATAATCCCATTGATCTAATGTGTTTGTTGTAAGTGCAAGATTACCTCGTTTAGAAGCAAAATTCCATGTGTGCATTTCTAGCAATGTATTTCTTGCTATCGGATAAAAACGTGCAGCTTTTTCTGCTTGCGCTGATCCTTCTGGTGGGGATAGCGTAGCGATTGTTGCATCATCACCCAAATGAGCTAGGGCAAGGTTGCAAATATCGATTTCAGTTGCCATAACATCTCCTAAAAAAAGAGGAGGTTAGCAGTATTACCACTAGCCCTCCAGTAAAAAATAAGAAAACTAATGCCTATTTATTAGCTGCTTCAAGTTGACTTATCAGAGTTTCTTTTGTTTGTCTTCTATCTAGTTCAATACCGATAGAACGACCAAACACTTCAAGTTCTGCCTTAGTCATTGATTCATAATCAATTGATTGAGTAGCTGGCTGAACATCGTCTGACGGTACGGTTGTGTTTGACGTCACAGGTAGATCAGGTTCAGTTCCACCAACTAATTCAATATTACTATTGAACTCTCCGTTGTATTCAAACTCTTCGTTAGCTTCTCTCATGGATTGACCAACAAAGCACTTAGTTTTAGCTCTATAAATAGGCATAGATTCTCCTTATTAAGATACGGTAAAGCCAGAAGCATAGTACTTTCTGCCATCACCAATTGTTTCTACTACATCTGCTGTAACTTTACCAGCGTTAAATGTACCAGCAATTGTATATCTAGCACCGATATATCTCTGGCCTTTGCCAGCTATATCTGGGTTAAAACGTACTACTACGTTTTTGCCTAATGTAAGTGCTGCTGTAAGGATTGCATCGCTGCTTCCAATTACAGTAGGACTTCCTAAGTTTGCACTTGCACTAGAAATAACCTCGAACTTTACGCTTGTACCGTTTGCTAATGCAGTAGTAACAGCAAAGTTCATGTATAAAGCAGTACCTTCACCAATGTCTCTAGCTGTTCCTAGATCAATAGTGTTAGTAGATACAGCAGTTGTTGTAAGTGCTTGATCTTCACTTACTCTTAACAGTTTGTCTGTAATCATTTTAGATCTCCTTTGTTAATAAAAAAGTTAACTTACCGCAGATTCAGTATTAAGTAACGCATCTACTCTTCTTAGAGGTACACCCAAGAATGATAGATAACTCTGTGCTGATCCAAACTGAGATAGACCCTCTTGAATAGCTAATACAGATTGTGACTTATCAAGTGCTGCAATAGATAATCCTGAGTGAACAGTTCTATTCATGTAGAATGCTGCTCTTCCCATTGCCATGTTAGGAATTCTGTACAACGCTCTAGCCATAAGCTTAATTAGTGCAGTGCTTGCACTAGCTGCTTGTGTACCAGAACCTGCTAATAGGTCAGAAATGTCAATGTTACAAATACGAACAACGTATCTCCAATCTTTAACAACCAAACCGTTCTTCCACTGATAACGAGTAGCAAAAGCTTGTAGTCTTGTACCGTCACTGTTGTAAACAGTTTGCTCGCCTAGATCTTCGTGTGTCAAACCTGCTTTAGATCCTTTAGGAAAAGGACAATATACAGTGTTGTCACCCCAAACAACTAGATATACAGAAGCGTTATCAGAACCTGATCCACCTGCATTAAGAATGTTTACTGCGTTGTCAGCAGATAAATCACCATATCTTGGTGCTAAACCTAGAAACTTCTTAGGATCTGTTCCGGGATTACCATAGAACATTGTCTCAGCTTGAGTCTGGTTCATTGCTTCCAAGAACGCAGTGTCTTCAGATAGACGGAACTGTGCAGTGTTACCATTTAACATTGCTAAGTCTTTGTCTACTTCAGAACGAGCTTCAAGAATTCCGCAAGCTTCGTCAATCTGTGCTGTTGTTGACTTGCTTGATGGAATACCTTGGTTTAATGCTCTCCAGTAAACACCGGGTAAACCAGTTCTAATAACTACACGTTCACCAGTAGGTAAATTACCTTCCTTAAACACGCAATCATCTAGTATCTCGTTGCTTTGTGATAGTAATTCTGCAACGATTGGAACTCTACCGTCTGGGTCAGATCTTTTTGCCCAATCCGCTAGTGTTAAATTTGAGGTTGAGAGAGTAGCCATTTAATAACTCCTTACTTAGTTTGCTGATTAGAATACAGTGCGTTGGCTATGCCGTTAAAGTCTTTTGGAATGTTAGATCCACGAGGATTTGCACCTTCAGAATTACCAACATAACTGTCTTCACTGATTGCCTTACCTGCTCTGTACATAAACCTGATTATCTCAGGGTGATTTCCAAAGCCTGTCTCTTGTAGCAGCGACTTAAAAGCATCAGTACCAAAAGCATCTAAAGCTTGTTTTGCAACATTAAGATTTTCGTTTAACGCTTCACCACCAAATTCTTCATCTGTTTGTGATTCGTTTGCCCAATCTGCTCTTACTTGCTCTAGCATTTTGGCTTGCCTTTCCTGTATTACAGGGGCAACTTTGTCTAATACTTTTTGTGCATCTTCTTGTGGCAGGTCTAGTTCTTTAGCGACATCACCGAAAGCAGTTAAGACTTCGGGGTCGAGTTTTTGCGGTGCGTCAGCCACCTCTGCGTTAAACTCGTATTTTTCAGGTGCGCCAACTTTGGCTTCCTGTTCGCTAGTTTCACTTTCAACAGCGGTTTCATCCGAAACTTGTTGTTCCTGTACACCTTCAGTTTGCTGCTGTGTGTCAGTAGTCGCTTGTGTTTGTGCGTCTACTGGCTGCTGCGTGTCGCCTTCATTTGATTGGTTGGCTTCCGTCATCAGCATCTCTGACATTTTTTTGCTCCTTGATCATGGTCGGATATAGTTCGGGGCAGAGAGTGTGGATTTGGTTCAGAAGTTGCAAACCATAGTTCCTGTTACCTTCGCTAAATGACATTGCCATTGCGTTAGTGTTAAACGATGATCGGAATACACCTGCCATTTCCAGAAGTCTCCAGATAAATCTGCGACCCCTCTTGCTGCTCATGAGCCATTTTATATCCGATTCTTCGTTCTGTCGGTCAATTCTGTCTACAGACTTTTTATTGTCTTTAGATTTTTGTTGACCTTTCAGATCGAGGGGATTATATTCGCTCATGCTCTAATATATCTAGTTATAACTAGTTTACGGTCACACCTATTCTTTGTTTGAAGGATATAACTTTGCAAGTTTTGTCTCGTCTGTTGTCTTTTTTGTTTCTTTTGCCATATCCATTTTAAAACTATCTCTTAATAATAATTTTCCCTTTGTACCCATTCTTTTCCATTTTTTATCGTTAGTATCAAAACCATAATACTTTTGTAAATAACTATCAAAATCCATAATTAATCAAACATTGACGGATAAAGTTTTTTAAGTTTATCTAAATCCTTTTTATCTTTTTCAGTAGCCATACCTGCATCCATTTTTGTTTTTATTAATTGTATTTTTCTTCTTTGTATATTAGTTATTACACCTTCTTTGTTAGTGTCCTTTTTTTTACCAAACATTATTTACCTCCCATATTTGATTTGTTGTATAATTTTTTTAATTTTTTTTCTTCCTCTTCTTTGTTTTTTTTATCTAGCATTTTTAAATAATTCATGCGTGCTGTAGCTGACATATCACCAAATTTAATATTGCCCGGTGTTTTAATGTCTTTTTTACCCATAATAACCTCCTATGCTAAGTATGTAGTTGTTTTAGTAGCAGGTTTTGCCTTGGGTGGTGCTGTCGCTGCCTTCTCACCATACAATCCCTCGGCTTGATCACCACTTTTATCAAATGGTTCTATACCCATTGCTGTTATTTGTAGCTCTACATTCTGCTCAACACCATCTTTTTCCTTACTTTCCCTAACAGTTTTGACATAAGCTATAGCCTTAATCATCATTTCACTACCAGCTTCTGGTAATTTTTCTATACCTAACTTTTCTAGCTCTTCTCTACCTAACGATATACACAAACCGTAGCTATACATCGGTTCTTCGTACATTTCCTTGCTGTCTATAGGTTGTGCGTCTTTTTTTAAATCAATTAAATCCATTTATACCTCCAATGGTGTTGGTGAATTGTAGCCACTAAACTGACCGACTACATCCATCATAGATGGTTCACCAGTTTTAGAGTTATTTAACTTAGTCATGTTATCTACTGCTTGATTTTGTGCTTCTCTTTGTGCCATTTGCTGCTGTGTTTGCGCTCTTTCCTGACGTATTCTTGCCACCTGCTTATCAGGTACTATTAATTCTGGATTAATACCTAGCATTTGTGCATATGCATTAGCCCATTTGTCAGAATCAAACTTATCAAGTACATCTGGTTTCATTTGTGCAATCATACCCATTGTATTTGTATACCTATCTACGCTATTTGTACCAATTGCACGTTGCGCTTGTGCCAATT